CGTTCTCGGCCAGCTTGCGGAAGCTGGCGGCGAGGCGGTTGTTTCCGTCGGCGTTCTCATCGGCGGCGTTTGCGGCGAGGCTATAGGCGGTCGCGACGGCGGCGGCGGCGACGGCGGCGATGGCGATGGCTCCGCCCGCGGCCTTGGCTTTGCTGATGAGGTTGCCGAAGGAGGACTGCAGAAGCTCGGTCACGTCGTCGGCTTCGGCGAAGATCTCAAGGACCTGCGGACCCTGTTGGGCCAAGACCGTGAACGGGGATTGGCCCGCGAGGAGGCTGTTCGCAAAGTCGCCGACGTTCTTGCGCAGGCTGAGTGTCTGTTGGTTCAGTTTCCAGTTGGCGCCGGCGGCCTTCTCGGCGCCCTCGCTGATTGCGGCCAGCTCGTCGGCGTAGTTGGCGGACGCTTTGGCGAGGGCTTGCTGGGCGCCCTCGGCGTCGCCGGTGACCTTGGCGATGCGCTCGATCTCGGCAGCCTGCCGCTGGAAGCGCAGGGTAAGCTCGGCGACGGGGTCGCCCGCGGCGAGGTACTCTTGCAGCTTCGACGCGGCGCGCTCAGCCTCGACGGCGGCGCGGCTGTTGGCGGCGGCGCTGGCCTTGGCGGCGGCTTCGGCGGCGGCGCTGGCACGCTTGAACTCGCGCTCAAGGGTGACCGCCATCTGCTTTGCGCTGCCGGCGGCTTCGTCGGGGATGCTGCGGAGCTTTCGCTGAAGCTCGCTGATGTCCGCGCGGAGGGTCAGGGTTGCGGTATCGGCCACGGGCTACCCTCCGGCGAGGCGGCGAAGCTCTGCCGCTGCTGACGCCACGATAGCCCGTTCGGCGTCTTTTCGCATGCGGCGCAGGGTTTGCCAGTAGTGCCCGCGATGGACGAAGACGACGTAGGGGATCAGCGCCTTGCGCCCGGACTGGCGCTCAAGGGCTTCGATGACCCGAAGCTCTCGAAGCTCATCATCGGTCAGGGTTTCGCCCGCTTGCAGGCGGCGGCGGTAGCCGTCGGCGGTGGCGCGCAGGCGGCTGATCTTACCATAGTTGCTGGCGTCGTTCTCGACGCTGGCGCTCAGGATGGTGCCCCCTGCGCGCTCTTCGACGGTGCGGAGGTACGCGAAGGCGTCGCGGCTGTTGCCGGTCGCGGTGGGGAAGCGGGCGTCGCCGGGGCGGGGGTACTCTTGATTGACGTAGGCTTCGGACTTGTCGAGATACTCGTCAAGCGCGTTGCTTACAGCGGGGGCCATGCCGCGGACCATCGCGTCGATCTGCGCCTGCAGGGCGGCGTCGATCTCGATTGTGACCTTGCCCGCGCGGGCTTGGATCGGGCGGGCCATGCGTCACCGGCGGCGGGGTGTAGGGGGCGGCGGGGGCGGCTTCGGCTGGCCCTTGGTGGGGTCACAGTGGACCCGATACCACGCGGTGAGGTTGATCCGGTCCTCGCGGGACAGGGTCTCCCACCACGCGGGCGGCTGGCCCCATAGGCGGCAGACCTCCAACACTTGGAAGTCCAGCCGGCCTACGGGGCTGCGGTAAAAGCCTCGGTCGAAGCGACCTCATCCTCGAAGAGCACCGCACCCGCGACGGACTCCAAGCAGGACGCCCCGACCTCACAGATGGTCGCGAAGGTGACCTTCTTGGCCTGCAGCGCGTCGAAGACGGCCTCGCCGAAGGCTTGGGCGGAACCCTTCCACGCCACGCCGTGGCAGTCGACACAGAGGCCGAGCGCGGCGGCGAGGGCGACGTGGGGGTTGTCCTTGCCCTGAAGCTGCAGGACCGCGGCGGCGCGGGCGGGGCTCTTGGGCGGGTGGACGGCGTAGGACGCACCGCCCAGGGTGATCATCTGCGGGGTGGACATCGGGGCTCTCCGATGGGTGGTGAGGCTTCAGGCGGCGATCAGGCGGGGGTGATGGTGCCGTAGATCGTGCCGTTGATCGTCAAGGTGTTGGGCTCGCCCTCGCTGAAGTCGGCGCGGCAGTCCACATCCTCAAGGGTGAAGGTGTGGTCGGCGGCGTCGCCCAGGTCGGTGCCCTCGATGGTCAGCACGATGTCGATGGTGTACACGTCACCGGTCGTCGCGGTGGTCGACGTGTTGGCCGCATACGCGCCCTTCTTGCGGATGAAGTCGAGCGGCGTGGTGTTGGTCGCGTCGCTGACCTCTGGGAGCATCAACGACATGGAGAAGGTCGGGTACTCGCGGGCGCCGCGGCGTAGGCCGACGAGAACGCCCCGGGTCTCGTAGGCGTTGGTGGCCCGGCCAAGGGCGTCGGCGGCGATGCCGCTGATCGCGCAGTCGCCCATCGTGAAGGGGACGGCGAGGGTGACGGGGGTGCCGGTGCCGTCCTTGAAGGTCACGGAGCCGTCGGTGAAGTGCTTGGGGATGAGGGAGGTGGGCATCTTCGGCTCCTATGCGGCCAGGGGGACGGTGTGGGAGGCTTGCAGGGTGTACAGTATCACAAGGGTCCGCCCGTCGGGCTGTAGGCTGCGGGAGACGGACTGCATGGTGAAGCGGGGGAGGGTAGTACGAGCGGTGCCGAAGAGGGCAATCCTGAACGTGTCCTCGGCGGCCAGCGCGGCGGCGAAGTCGGCGGCGGTGCCGTCTTGGCGCAGGCTGTAGGAGAAGCCCGCTTCAATCGTCGAGGTGACGTGGATGCCCTCGGCGCTGGTCTGTCGTTGGGTGGCGACGACAGGGGCGGCGGCGGGAGACCACACCGACCAACACCGCTGGGTCTTCGCTTCGGTGTCCTGCCCCAGCGACGGGGGCAGGAAGCGCGAGGGGGTCCACCGCGCGCTGTCGGGGGACGTGGGGAGGGTCGCCGCGAGGTGGGCAGTGATGCGGGCGATGAGGTCGCCGGTGGTCAGGGTCATCAGAAGCCCCGCCGCTTGGGCTCGCCCAGGAAGTACACTGGGCGGGCCGACATCTTCTGCCCGTTGGGGGCGGGGCTGTCGGGGTCGATGACTTGGGTGTAGCGGATCGTGTTGTAGGCGGCTTCATATTCACGCCGATACACATCGGCGCTCTTGCCGTAGGACTCATTCAGACCCGTGGTGAAGGCCATGAAGACGCGGTGGAGCGTCAAGGCCAGCGCAGCCTCGCGGACTACGGCGGCGCTGGGCATCTTCCACGGGTACTGCCCGTCGGTGAGAAGCCGGTTGAGCAGCGTCTTCCAAGCGTCGTCCAAGAACGCTTGGAAGTTGCTCAGGGTGTGGATCGGCGCGGCGCCCGATGGGTTCAGGCTGGGCTCGCGGGCGTAGAGGTCCACATCGGTGATCGGGCACCGGATGGCGTTGCGGACCAGCGCCGCGTCGGCCTGGAAGACCTCAACGACGCTGGACAGCGTCAGCGACCACTCGATCCGCCAGTCAGCGCCGTAGGCGAGGGCCGAGGTGGACGCGGCCGGGACCGTGTAGGTGGCGATTGAGCCCACCACCGACCCCGACGCGGCCGCGACCACAGAGGCTCCGGCGGCGGTCCAGATGGAGACAGCGACCGCCGAGGGCACGACCAGCGCGCCGTCTTTGTAGACGGGCAGCGTGATCACGGTGTCACGGCCCTTCTCGATCAGGGTCGGGCCGGACATCCGGGCTTGGTAGGCGGTCGCGCTCATGCTGGCCCTCCCGGCCGGTCAGGTCACTTGAAGGCGACGACCATGTATTTCTCCCCGTTGGTCACGGTGACGACCACGTTCGTTGACGTGTGCGTCCCGTAGGTGACCACGAAGGGGCCGCCGGTGAGGTTGCTGGGGATTGCGTAGGCCAGGGAGGGGGTCGAACCCAGGCCGTGCGCCACGCTCTGCGCCGACCCGTTGCCGGTCTGCTCAGTGCTCAGGAACGACACCGGGGAGGGCGTGGTCCACGCGCCGCTGACCCGCGCATAGATGGTGCTGAGCGCGGTGCCGTTGGTGCGCAGGTAGAGCGACCCGTTGGGCTCGGTGGCGGTCGGCGCGCCGCTGCCGCTGGTGACGGTGGGCGACGTGCTGATCGCGGCTTCGGTCGCGGCAGTCCAAACGCTGAGCTTGCGGATCGCGACACCGGCGGCGTCGCGGAAGCGGAGGGGGCCTGACATGGGGTGTCTCCCGCCCGGACTGTGCCGGGCGCGGCGCTATCGCCGCGGGGTGTTGCCGGCGTCCGGCCGGCGCGGAGGGGTGCCACCGCTCTCGCGGATGTCGATGCGGATCGCGCTCTCGCGGGCCTTCTCGGCGGCGCGGTCGGGGCGCATGCCTTCGTTGACGAGGCGGCGGGTGGTCTCTTCCATCGCCCGGCGGGCGTTCGGGTTCTCACCCATTGGCCACCTCCTCAACGTTCTTGCGGGCCTTGCGAGCCTTGGTGAGCTGCGCTTCGGACTCGGCGGCGCGGGCGGCCTTGACCTCTGGCGCGGCGGCTTGGGTGGCCCGGCGCAGGGCGCGCTCGCCCAGGCGGTCCTCGTAGCGCTGGATCCAGTCCTCGGACGGGAAGGGGACCACGCCGGTCTCCATGAGCCACAGGCGCCACTTGCGGTAAAGCTGTTCGTTGGCCTTGGTGATCTGCGCTTCGTGCTTGCCACCGGGGGCCTTGACCACGTTGATCCACGCTTCGAGGTGGACCATGCCCTGAACGCCCTCGTAGCGGCGCAGGTAGCCGGGGCGGCCGTCGGGGGTCAACTCGGCGGGGCATTGGGTGGGCTGGATCAAGATCTGGCCGCGGGTGGTCAGGTTGGCTTGAAGGTGGGCGGTGCCGCCGCCCTTGTCGACGCCGTTGCTGCCGGGGGTCGCCAAGTGCTTCTGGATCGTGGGCAGATAGACGGGCTCGCCGTCGATCTCGCAGACCTCGTAGCTCTCAGGCGAGCACGAAAGCAGGAAGCTCGGGGACGACTCCAGCCGGACGCGCTCGGAGCGCTCCAGGGAGGCGACCGGCTCGCCCAGGATGGGGGCTTCGGCTTGGCGCCGGACGGTGGTGGGCAACGGCATCGGGGCTCTCCGATGGGGGGTGGACGAAGGGGGGCGCGGGTAGAGCCTGACCCGCGGCAGGCCCAGCGGGCGGGGTGAGCCGCCCACCGGGTGGCGCGCCGATCAGGCGTCGGTGACAATCTTGACCGCGCGGGCGTCCTCGATCATGGCCACACCCAGGAAGGCAGAGGCGATGATGGTGTTGAGTCCGCTGGTGCCAGCGCGCTCGAACTCGACGACCACGGGGGAGACGACCTGCGGGTTGACGCTGCCGCGGAGGGCCGACTGCGGGTGGGTGGCCTCAGCGTACCCGAAGGCGCCGCGGCTCCACATGCAACCGGCGCGGTCGGCGCCGCTGTTGGCCGTCGCGACGCGGTTGTTGACCCAGAAGTCGACGCCGAGGTAGTTGCCAGCGTAGCCCTTGCCCTTGGCCGCGATCATCTCGGCGGTCGGGGCGCTGAAGGACAGCGCGCCGCCCTCGCCGCGGAGGCTGTTCTGCAGGTCGCCCATCTGCTGCCCGTGGAGCATGCAGTACAGGCCATCGGTGTTGTTCGCGCGCATCAGGGTCTGGGTCGCGTCGACGATGTCGTCGAGGGTCAGATCGGCACCGGAGGTGCCGACCGACGCGGTGACGCTGCCGAAGAGGCCGACGGTCAGATCGTTGTGGCGGTTGATGTAGGCCGTCACGGCGCTCTGCGCGAGGCGCTCGACGTTCATTGCGCCGCCGAGGCTGGTCACGAGCAGCTCGTCGCTGATCTGAAGCTGGATCGCCTGCCGCGCGATCGTGAGGGTGATCTGATCGCTGTCGAGCGCGCTGTTGCTCACGCCGGTCGCTTCGCCCGGGGCGCTCATCACCAGGGCATCCCAGCCGGCGAGGGGGATCGCCAAGACGAGGCTGCCGCGGCTGGCCATCGGCGAGAGGTCGACGAGGGCGGGCGAGCCGCGCAGGTTGATGCTGCTGTTGAGCTTGGTCAGGATCTCCATCTCAAGGACGGAGGCAACCAAGAAGTCGGACGATGCGGCGAGAATCTCGTTGGCCACAGGGGCACCTCATGTGTGGTGGGTTGAAACGTGTAGTCTCTTCCGGCCACGCATTTATTACACGGTGCGCCCGTGGGCCTTCACGGGGATGGTAGCACGGTCTCGCGACAGGTGCAAGATCAGCGCTGGCCACCCAAACGATTGGTCAAGCCAAGCGACGCCTGTTTCATCAGCGCGTCGCGGTTGGCGGCGTAGGTCGCCACATCCATCGTGGCGATCTGCTCAGGTGTCCAGCCCGCGGCGCTTGGGCTTGGGGCGGGGGCGGGGGCGGCGCCGCTGGTGGGGGCAGGCAGGGGCGCAGCGCTGCGGGGCGTGGCGGGCTTCGCGGGGGTGGCCGGGGTGGCAGGCGTCGGGGCGGCGCCAGTGGGCGGGGCGGCGGAAGCGGGGGCTGCGGCGTCGGTGAAGTAGCCGCTGAGCGCCTTGGGTCGCGCGGTGGGGTCGGTCTTCATCTTGCCCATGAAGTCCGCGAAGGACGGGCGCTCTTCGCCCTCGGCGGGCTGGACCTTGTCGTAGAAGTACCGGGCCAAGTCCAAGCCCTCGGGGTCGGTGATGCCCGCTTCGACGCCGGCGCGGTAGGTGTCGTGATCGGCGGTCAGCTTGGCAAGCTGGGCGCGCAGCGTGTCGGCCTCGGCGGCCTTCGCCTCGGCGGCGGTCAGGCCGGTCTTCAGGCTGGCCAGATCGGCCTCAAGCTCCTTGCGGCGGGCGATCTCTTCGTTCAGGCGGCTGCGCGGGACCATATCGGCGTCGGACATCGGGGCTCTCCGATGGTGGGGTTAGTCTTTGGCGGGGGAGGTGAGGCGGGCAATCATGCGCTTGGCCCAGGCTCGGCCAGGGTTTCCACCCCAGAGAAGCCAAGCCTGATAGCCCTTGCTGTCTTTGCCCCAGCCTTCGCCCTTCTTGTCGACCTCATGGCGGGCAAAAAAGCTGACCATGCGCTTGAGGGTGGACAGGCTGACGGGCTCTTGGTTGGCAAGCTGGGCGGCACGGCGGATGCCGACTGGGGTGCCGCCGCGGTTGGACGGGGGCTGCTTTGCACGAAGCTCAAGGCCCCGGCGGGCGGCGGCTGCGACGGCGTCGGGCGGGGTGGCGCTCTTAGGCATCGGGCGCCTCGTCTTCGGCGTCGGGGTCGAAGGTGGCGTCGTCGAGGACGTCTTCGCTATCGTCCTCGATCATGGCGCGCAGGTCGGCGAGGGCCGCGGCGGGGTCGCCGCCATCGTCGATCTCGTCGAGGGCGTCTTCGATGGCCTCGCGGAGAAGGTCGCGGGCGGGGGCGGAGGCTGGCGCGGGGGCTTGGGTGGCCTGCGGGGGCTGCATGGCGGCGCGGGGCGCGGGGGTCGGTGCGGGCGCGGAGGGCTGCGGGGCGGCCCGGCGCTCGGCGATCTCGGTGACGCGGCGCTCGGCGACGTCGAGCGGCACGTCATGCAGGGCGGCGAAGGCTTCGGCGTCGGTCAGCATGCCGCGGTCCAGCATGGCGAAGACGTGCTCGCGGTGGGCCTTCAACTCGTCGGGGCTGCGGGGGATGCGCGGGTAGGTGAGGCTGTAGCCGCCTTCGGGGAAGCGGTAGCGGGTCGGGATCGGGGTGCCCGCGTCTTCGGCGGCCAGTTCGAGGGTGTCGCTGTAGCGGTTGAGCAGGATCGCGCAGAGGCGCACAAGGCGCTGATCAGACGCCTCGAAGACGGCCTGATAGCGGCGCTGTAGCTCGCGCTTGCCCTCGTTGGTGAGCGCGATTGCGGCACCGCTGCGGGCGTTGCCGCTCAGGCGCTGCACATCGGACGGGCTGATGCCGGCCGATTCCATGAGCGCGCTCACCATGTTGCCTAGGACCTGCTCTTGTACGGCGATGTCGCCGCCGGGCTGGAACTGCGCCGCCGAGGGCTGGCCCACAAAGCCGGGCAAGGGCTCGACGATCAAGATCGACGTGGGGTCGGACGGGATGTACGCCCGACGCTCGCCGCTGTTGCCATCATCCATTGTGACCGCGGCGCCGACGGGCGCCCCGCCGATGATGTACTTTTGAGGCCAGGACGCTTCCGCGAAGGTGTGCAGCAGGAAGCCGTTGAGGACGCCGACGGTCAGGGTGCCGTCGACGATCTCGATCCACTCATACGGATCCCAGATCCGATCACCGTTCGGGGCGGCGTGGTAGAGCACATAGGGCAGGACCGGCGCGCCCAGCGGAGTCTCGCCGTCGGCGGCTTCGATGGCGGCTTGGGTCGGGGTTGCGCGCCAGGGATAGGCTTCGCCGGCCAGGGGGGCGCCGTAGAGCTGGCCCGTGATATCAGCGCCGATCGCCCAGCCTTGCCCGCCGGTGGGGGCGCCGCCCAACAGGTGGACGGCATGAAAGGCGGTCGGGCCGCTGATGTCGTAGACGTCGACGGTCCACACGTCGTCGGCGTTCTGGACGTTGGGCGCGACAGCGACGCCCTTGCTGCGCAGGTAGGCCGCCGAGCGGGCGCGTAGCTCTTCGATGCGCACGGGCTCGTCGGGGCGGTCTTCGGACGCGCGGGCGTACACCATGTCCGGGTAGACTGCGCGGAAGCGGAGCGCGCCGGTCGCGGGGTCGACCGCGGCGTGCACCATCATCTCGCGGAGGCCGAGCGTGTACTGCTGAACCCGCTGCATCATCGGCCAGAGGCCGGCGGCGGCGATCTTGCGGGTCAGGTTGCGCAGGTCGTCGGCGGACGCGATGGCATGCTGGATCGTCGGGGCGCCGTCGTAGAGGACGGAGAGGGCGCGGCAGACGCTCTTGAAGGGGTTGAGGCTCAACGACGGGTCGGCCTGCATTGCCTCGCGCGTGGCGCCGAGGACCTGCTGTGACCGCTCAGCCAACAGGCGCGACCACGTCCCCTCAAGCATGGCCCGGCGGGAGCGGGTCGACTGGACGCGGTGGATCTCGCCGATGCCCGATGGCAGCGGGATCGACGCCTGGGCGGCGTTCGCGGCGACGGCGGCGTTGGTGATGGCGTCCAAGGTGACCTCGCGGGACAGCGTAGCACAGGCGCGGGGCGGGCGCTATTGTGGCGCGATGGCCCAGGCGAAACGGTAGGTGTCGCCGGCGATCTCGGGGCGGGCGGTGGTGCCAGTGGTCGACCACGGCACAGGCTCACAGATGCCGTCGCTGCAGGCGTGCACGCTGATGAGATCGCCGCGGACGATGGCGCCGCCCGCTTCGGTGTCGAAGACCTCGGCGTGGGTGAGGGCTTCGACGATGACGGATGCGGGCGCGGCGGTCTGCGCGTCGGCGCCTGCGGTGTCGCCGTTGGGGGCGCAGGCGCAGATGGCGGCGAGGGTGTAGGCGGGGAAGCGGTGGGGCATGGCTACCTCGGGGAAGCGTCAAGGCGGGGGACGTAGGCCACGCGGCGACCTTCAAAGACCCGGTCGTTCACGCTGTAGCGCAGCGCGTCGAGGATGTCTTTGCCGGGGTGCTTCGGGTGGCCGTCGAACTCTTGCAGGGCTTTGATGAGCGTGCGGCAGGACTCGTGGACGGCGAACTGGCCGCGGCGCAGCATGCGCTGGTTCAGGTACTTGTAGCCGAGATTGACGCTACCTTGCGCGCGGCCCTCGCCGGTCTTGACCTGTTGGAACTCGTTGCGCTTGGTGACAAGGCGGCCGGCGCCGCGCTTCTTGCGTTCGAGGGTCTTGCGGATCGCGACGATCAGATCGGTGTTGCCCTTGCTCTTATACGTGCTGTCGGTGGTGGTCTTGTCGCCCCATGCGCTATCAACGTGGCCCCAGTCGAGGCCCCAGCGGGCAAGCAGCGCGAGGATGCCCTCGGCGTCGGCCTCAATCGTCAGATCGGTGCCGCCGACGTACTCACCCAAGACGACGACGACATCGCCGTCGCCCTCTTCGGGTCGGGCCGGACGGGTGAGCGCCAAGATCGCGCACTCCTTGCCCACCAGCTCGCCGTGGTCGACGCCGACGCAGACGCGCCAGTCTTCACCGGGTTGTGGGGCGAACTGGCCAAAGACGTGCTCGACCGGGTTGAACCGCTCGAAGACCTGCCCCGTGGTGCGCGGGTTCCACTCACCGTGGATGACGACGGGGTTCTCGTATGGGTCGCCCTCCTCTTCGAGCCTCTTCACGAAGTCGGCGTCGAGCGGGGTGCCGTCGTCAAGGCGCAGGGGCTCGACGGCGCCGACGGGGATGAAGCTCTCGGGGCGCAGCGGCTCCCAGATGTCTTTGATGACGGGCGGGGACTTCTCGGTGAGCGCTTGGAGCCAGTCCATCGGGCCGGCGTTGATTGGGGTCAGCGACATGAGCATCACGCCCGCGCGGCGCATGAGGCGTTTGTTAGCCTCGTGGAAAACCCGCATGGGTGGGGGTTCATCGAAGAGGACGAGGTCAAGGGTTGCGCCGGCGAAGGCTATTGGGTCTTGGCCGGTCGTCATGAACTTGACGCGGCTGCCGTTCTTGAAGACGGCCTCACGGGCCTCGTTGCGGAAGCCAGCGCCAGGGTCGAAGCGGTCGAGGTTGTCGAGGACGCCCTCGGGTAGCAGGTCGACGAACTTCTGTTGGATCGGGATCGACTGGTCAACACGGGCGCAGACGACCCAACAGCGGATTGGCGGCTGGCGAACGGACAGGAAGGGGTGCCGCCCAAGGCACCGGCAGATCACCTCGTATAGCGCGACGGTGGTCTTGCCGCTGTGCTGGTTCCCCGCCCGGATGAGCTTGCGGCGTGACGGGTCAAGCAGGAAGCGGTGCTGCCGAGGGAGCCAGCGGATGTACTCGCCGGGGCGTCGGCGGACCTTGGCGGCCATGCGCTCTACAGCGGCCGAGGATGCCTCCAGGGCTGCGCGCAGGACCGCGGCGTGTGCGCGGTCGACCAGCGGCGCGGGCGCGGCTGTGGGGCCGCTGGGCGCGGCAGGCGGCCCGTCTGGGGTGGGGGCGGTCATGCGCCGTCCTGCCCGGGATCCAAGGGGCGGATCGGGGTGCCGTCGGCGTAGGTGGCCGGGAGGTGGAGGCGGGCGGCCAACTGGCGCAGAGCCTCGACGGCGAGGTGGCGGGGGAGCGCGGCCAAGGGGTCGACGGCTGCGGCGATGAGCACGCTGTCGGGGGTCGCGTCGTCAAGCTCGCGGTCGGCGGCTGTGGCGGCGGAGGCTTCGGCAGCTTCGGCGCGTTCAAGGTCGACGAGGAGCCGCTGATAGGCGGTGAAGCTGCCCTTGGCCAAGGCTAGGCCGGCGGCGTGGCGGATCTGCTCTGAGCGCGGGCGGTTGGCCCAGGCGCT